GGTAAGTTCGTTTTTGAGAACAATGAGATTAATGGCTATCCAGTTATTGTTTCAAATCAACTTGTAAACAACGATGCACTATTTGGTGACTTTAGCCAGTTCTGTATTGGTATGTGGAGTGGTTTAGATCTTACAGTAGATACAATCACAAAAGCGGGTAGCGGTACAGTTAAGATTGTTGCGTTGCAGGATGTAGATTTTGCTATCAAGCAACCAACTGCTTTCTGCTTCGGCACATAATATGAAAGTTGAATTAATAAGATCAACAATGATTGCTGGCACTCCAACGAGTGTCGGCACTTCTATTGAGGTAGATAATAATGTTGGTCGTATGCTAATTCTTAGTGGTAAGGCTATCGAATATGTTGAAAAGCCAAAACCAAAAGTAAAGAAAAAACCTAGCCCTAAAAAAGAGGAAACCCAAAGTGGCAATCAATCAACTTAACTTAGAAAAACTAGATATTACAGCAGCAGTAGCTTCTGCTTCTGTAACTGCTACAGCTACATCAAGTGCTATTGATTTAAAAGAATTTGATGGAGATGTATTGCTAGTCTTAAACTGTGCAGCAGGTACAGGCTCATCACCAACTTTAGACATTAAAGTTCAAGACTCAGATGAATCAAGTGGTACTTATGGAGACTTGTCTGGTGCAACTTTTACACAAGTTACAACATCAGCTTCAGTTCAAACACTTGAAGTAAACAAAGATGAGTGTAAGAGATTCATAAAAATTGTACAAACAGTTGGTGGCTCATCACCTGTTTTTGTCTATGGAGTCTCACTTGTTGGTGCTAAAAAATACGGTTAAAAATATAGCCCCATAATGGGGCTTTTTCTTATGACTTTTACTGAAGATTTAGATACATTCTTTAATGATTTTAAAGTAACTGTGTCTTATAAAAATGTAAATTATACAGGAATCTTAGATCAACCTGATGAGATAGTAGCTGACGATAGAATTTTAACAACTGATTATGAGTTACAAGTAAAAACAGATGAATTAGGATCAGTTGTATTTAATGATGAAATAACAGTAGATTCTGAAAAATATAAAGTTAGATCAGTAAGAAAAATAGATGACGGTAAGCTTTCTATTATTTCATTAATTAAGGTATAAAATGACCAGTAAAAGAGAACAAATATTAGCAAAAATAACATCTGATTTAGCGGGTACAACTGATGTAGGGACTCGTATATTCAGATCAAGAGCAGCAGCAATCAGCAGAAATGAGAGTCCAAGTTTAGTTATAGAATTTGTTACAGATCAACCAACAATAAATAGTGCAACTTATTTAAAACTTGATTGGACTCTAAGAGTAAGAATAGTTGTAATAGTAAGATCTGAAACTCCTGATACAACAGCAGATCCAATAATAAAAAGTCTTCATACTAAAATAGTTACCGATCCCACTCTCGGAGGTATTGCTATTGATGTAAGACCATCAACAGTTACTTTTGATATTATTGAAGCTGATCAAACGGCAGGAGTTACTTTTTGTGAATATGAAATAGATTACAGATCAGACTATAACGATTTAGCAACATGATCTATACTTCAAGCATGACCCTAACAACCCTTATTGTCTATTATGAAGTATGAAAATCCAACTGAGGGCGGTACTTACATACTTGACCCTAAAACTGGCAAAAAAAAGCTAGTACAACAAACAAAACAAGCAGAACCCCCTATCGAGGAAACTAAAGATGGCACTACTAACGAGAAAGAGAGTAATTCTGATTGAAGCGGAATCAAGCTATGGAACTGATCCCACTCCTGGGGCAAGTGACGTTGTTCTTGTAAGAGATTTAAGTATTACACCTCAATCAAGCGATGTTGTGAGCAGGGAGGTTGTAAGACCTTTCTTAGGAGCTTTTCAACAGCTTTTAGCGAATACTTCTGTTGAGGTAACTTTTTCTGTAGAACTTGCGGGTTCTGGGACAAAAGGAACTGCCCCCAGGTACGGTTCAGCCCTCAAAGCTTGTGGCTTATCGGAAACTATAGCAAGTGGTACTAGCGTTACATACGCTCCAGTTTCTACAGGTTTTAGCTCAGTTACTATTCACTATAATACCGATGGTGTCAGGCACAAAATTACAGGAGCTAGAGGTTCTGTTGCATTAAACGCTACTGTTGGCGAAATTCCAACTTTAGAATTTACTATGCAAGGAATATACAACGCTCCAGATGATTCAGCTTTACCAACAGTTACTTATGGGAATCAAGCAACACCTTTAATTTTTAAAGATGGCAATACAAGTTCTTTTCAACTTTTGTCTCATGCAGGAGCTTTACAATCAATTTCATTAGATCTTGGTAATGAAATGGTATATAGAGAACTTGTTGGTGGAACTAAAGAAGTTTTAATAACTAATAGAAATATTACTGGCTCAGTTTCTATAGAAGCAGTTGCTTTAGCTACTAAAGACTTTTTTGCGGCTGCGATAGCAGAGACAACAGGTAATCTAACTTTCTTACATGGCACAACAGATGGAAATAAAATTACAGTTTCATCAACTAAAGCAGATATAGGTGACGTTGCTTATGGAGAACAGGATGGAATACAAATGTTAGAGATTCCATATACTCTTGTTCCGTCAACAGCAAACGATGAAATTTCAATCGTCTATGCTTAGATACTGACTAAGTATTGACTACTGAGTTAGAGTAAAGAAGAACATATTTTAATTTATGCCTTTTGTAAGAAAAAAAACTAAGGTTTACTCTTGGCCTGTAAAAGTAAAAACACCATCTACAACTAAAGTAGGCGAGTTTGAAACTACAAAATTTACAGGCAAGTTTAATCGTTTATCAAGGTCTGAACTTAATAACTTTGAAGAAGCAACTGAGTATGATGCTTTGCAAAAAGTTTTAGTAGGTTGGGAAGATGTCAATGAAGAAGATGGGACACCTATTCAATTCTCTCAAGCAGTATTAAAAGAATTTGCTGAAGATACAGATTTTGTAGCGGGTGTATTAGAAGCATTTAAAGATTTTTATAGTAATGCACAAGCAAAAAACTAACTGATGCTGCTTTATATTGGGCTTCGGGTAGCAAAAAAGTTATAGATGAAACCGCTAAAGATGCAGAAGTTTTTGGTATTCAGATAGAGAGGCCACCAGAAGAAAAAGAAGAGTTTGAAGTTTTTGAAGAAAACTGGGAAATAGTTATGATGTTTTTAAGAATGACAACACAATGGGATTGTTCATTTGGAGGTATGATAGGTTTAAAATACGAAGTCTTACTGCTTGCTGGTGGACTATTTGACCTATACAATATAAACAACCGACAAGAAATGTTTGAGGGCTTACAACTTATGGAATCTGTGGCTCTTGTTGAAATTAATAAGGATAAAAAATAATGGCAAAAGCAGTTGAAAAAATAACCTTATTGTTACAAGTAGAGGGTTTTAGCCAAATAAAAAATCTTGGAAAAGATTTTGAAAAGCTTAACTCAACTGTAGAAGTAGTTGATCAAAATTTAGATGAGTTTGTACAAGGTTTAAGAGAAATAAGAAAAGAAACTTCACTTAGTAAAAATGCTTTTAAAGGTCAACTTGATACTTTAAACCGAGTTAGAGATAGTGTTGGGATTGGTACTAGAGCGTATGACATTTTAGGAAAAGAGATAGATCAAGTAAGAGCAAGTATGGATGCTCTAACTGCTTCGGCAAAAAAACAGACTGTTTTTGGACAAATCGGAAAAGGTTTTAAAGCGGGAGGAAGTGCAGCTTTAACTGGTGCTGTTGGTAGATTTCTTCCACCGTCAGCACAGATCGGAGGTTTAGCAGGTTTTGCAAAAGGAGGAGGAGTAAAAGGTGCAATAGCGGGTGGTGCAATTGGTCTTGGAGTTGATGCTATAGCAGGGGGAGTGCAGTTTGCTAGACAAGCTGCGATACAAGCATCACAAGTACAAAAATTAGAAATAGCATTAAGAGGTGCAGTCAAAACAGAAGCAGATTTTCAAAAAGGTTTAAAAATAATTGCTGACACATCTAAAAGATTGAATGTACCTATAGCTGCATCAACTAAGCAATTTACAACTTTAGCTGCTTCTGTTGTAGGTGCGGGTGGATCTATTGAGGATGCTCAAGTTGTATTTGAGGGTGTTTCTAATTCAATCAAGGCAACAGGTGGTAATGCTGAAGATGTGCAATCTGCTATAAGAGCGATGAGCCAGATATTTGGTAAAGGTAAGGTATCGGCGGAAGAATTACAAGGCCAACTCGGTGAACGCTTGGCAGGTGCAGTTGTAAAATTTGCAGAAGCAAATGGTAGTAGTTTGCAGAAGTTACAGAAAGACTTGAGAGATGGAACTGTAGGTTTAGATCAAGTTATTAGATTTGCACAAAAATTAAATGTTGATTTTGCAGAAACAGCAGAAAGAGTTGCAAACTCATCAGCAGATGCGGGTCAAAGATTACAAACACAAATAAATAATTTATCAATAGCAATAGGTAAAGATTTAATCCCCATTGGTGCTGCTTTGCAAAAACAATTTTCTGAAATTTTTAAAGGTTTTCAAGATAATCAAGGTGCTGTTGATTTTTTAACTGAAAGTATAAAAGCTTTTGGTGGATTTCTAATATCAACAATAGCTCTTACAAGGACTTTAGTAAGAACTTTAGTAGATTTAAGTAAAATTTTATTTGAAATTATTGTCAAAGGAGATTTTGCAGCAGCAGGACGAGTTATTAGCAAAGGCTTTGAAGATTTTGCTATAAACTTTCAAAAAGATATACAACTATTTAAAGATGTTCGTGATGGTGTACAACCTCCTGAGGCTGGAGGTAGTGGATCTAACACAACAACAGAAGGCTTGCCAAAATTAACTGAAGATCAATCTAAAAAAGCACAAGATATTTTAGATAAATATGCAGACTCAGTTAGAGATGTAAACTCTCAAATAGCAAATTCTTTTGTAAATACATTTAAAAAGTTAGAAGATAGTCTTGTTGAGTTCGTTCAAACAGGAACTTTAAATTTTAGAAAATTAGCACAATCAATAATCAATGATATTACTAGAATATTTATCAGATCACAAATAATAGCTCCATTGACAGGAGGACTTGGAAATATATTTGGAGGAGGTAAACAAAAAATTGTAAAAGAAACTTTAATTAGTCCTGGCGTTTTAGGTGCTTTAGAAATTGAAGCGGGAAGGAATCGAAATGCTTTAGGAAATGTTATTGCAAACAACAAAATTGTACCCTATGCCAAAGGGGGACTAATTTCTCGTCCAACTATGTTCCCTCTAGCTGATGGAGCAGCATTAGCAGGGGAAGCTGGTGTCGAAGCTATCATGCCTTTGCGTAGAGGTAGAAATGGAAGACTTGGTGTAGAAGCATCAGGAGGGATGTCTAATAATATTGTTGTAAATGTAGATGCTTCTGGTTCTTCTGTAGATGGTGATGAGGAATCAGGAAAAGCTTTGGGTCAGGCTATTGCTGCTGCTGTACAATCACAATTAATAGAAGAAAAAAGACCAGGAGGTTTACTCTCATAAATGGCTGCATTTCCTACAACTCCTCAACCTAGTTTCCCTGTTAGAAAAAAATCTAGTCCAAAAATTAGAACTGTTAAATTTCAAGATGGGTATGAACATCGCATATTCTTTGGCTTGCCAGAAAATCAAAATCCAAAAGAATTTTCTTTAATTTGGAAAAACATTACGGAGTCAGAAATTGACTCACTTGAGGCATTTCTTGATGCTAGAGCTTTAGATGGTGCAAGTTTTACATATACAGCACCTAATGAATCAAGTTCTATGAATTTTAAATGTCCTAATTGGAATAAAAGTATGAATTTCCCTGGAAGAGCTACATTAACAGCTACTTTTATTGAAGTATTTGAACCATGACCATTAATCACGATCCAGTTTTTAGTGAAATACAAAAAATAAATCCATCAGCAATAATTGAGTTATTTACAATCGAGCTTGTTGTTGGACAGCATATTGCAACAGGTAATCCACAAAATTTACCAACAAAATATTATTTTCATTCTGGATCTAATCTTAATGCTAATGGTGTAATTGTTTGGGCAACTGAGCTTTATCAAAGATTTCCAATTCAAGCAACAGGTTTTAAATATCAAAGAGGAAAAATTCCTAGACCTAGAGTTCAAATTAGTAACGCATTTGGAAATATGTCTGCAATTTTAGATTCTGTTAATAGTGTTACTCCTGGAAATGATTTAACAAATGCTACTTTTACAAGAATTAAAACAATGGCAAGATTTTTAGATGCTGTTAATTTTCCAAGTAATTCAAATCCTTATGGAACACCAGACCCTACAGCAGAATTTAAAAGACAAGTATATACAGTTGATAGAAAATCTATTGAGAACAGAGATATTGTTGAATTTGAATTAACTGGTTCAATAGACATGGCGGGAGTTAAAGCTCCTAGCAGACAATGCACAAGAGCATTATTTCCTTCTATAGGAACATTTAATCAATGAATTGGAAAAAAGACGCATTGTTTCATGCAAAAGAAGAATATCCAAAAGAATCTGTTGGTTTACTTTTAAATATAAAAGGTAAACAGAAATATTATCCTTGTAAAAATTTATCAATTACAGCTAATTATCAATTTATTTTAAACCCAGAAGATTATGTAAAAGCAGATAAGCTTGGTGACATAATAGCTATTGTTCATTCTCATCCCAATACTCCTCCAAAAGCAAGTGAGGCTGATTTAGTTAGTTGTGAAGATAGTAATTTGCCTTGGTATATTGTTAATCCAATAACAGAAGAATGGGCAGAATGTTTACCAAAGGCTTATGTTCCTAATTTATTAGGAAGATCTTGGGTTTGGGGTGTTACTGATTGTTGGTCTTTAGTGAGAGATTGGTATAGACAAAATAAAAACATACATTTAATAGATTATGAAAGATCTATGACTCCAGAAGAATTTTTAAAAAATCCATTGTTTGAACAATATGCTCTAGATACTGGTTTTATAGAACTTCCGCCTTATGAACAAGCAAAAGAAGGAGATGTTTTATTAATGTCTATAATGCACCCAACTTTAAATCATGTAGCAATTTTTCTTGGAGATATGGTTTTGCATCATTTAGCCGATAGACTATCTTGTAGAGAACCCTATTCTGAGTGGTTACAAAAATGTACAGCTAAGAGGTATCGTTATGCTCAGAACAGTTAAGCTTCATGGAGAACTTGCTGAGTTTGTTGGTCATAAAGAACTTAAAGCAGTTATAAATAATACTGCTGATGCAATAAAATTTTTAGTTTCTAATTTTCCAAAATTAGAATCTTATATGGCTCATAAATATTATCAAATAATAGTTGATGATTATGATATAGGTGAGGATGATATTCACAATCCAATAGGTCGAGCAGATATTAATATTATTCCTATAATTACTGGAGAAGGCGGTGGTCGTACAGGAAATCGAATTTTGTTAGGTGCTGCTTTAATTGGTGCTTCTTTTCTTTTTCCAGGTGCTGGAATGTTTGGTCATACCAGTTTATTTCAAGCAGAAGCAGGGAAAGGTTTATTAACTGGTCTTGGTACTGTAATTAGTGGTATTGGTGCAAATTTAGTTCTTTCAGGTGTAAATGAAATGTTATTCCCTCTTCCAAAACCTGAAGAGCATTCTAATGATCAAGACCCAAGGATATCCTTTAGTTTTTCTGGAATACAAAATACTAGCCGAGCAGGAACTAGCCATCCCATAGTTTATGGTGAAGTGATAGTTGGATCTGTTGTTATTTCAGCCAATGTTGACACAAATCAGGTGGTAGCATGACAAATAATAAAAAGATTATTAGAGGATCAGGTGGGCCACCTCCTCCCCCACCTCCTCCTACACGTGCGCCAGACACCTTAAATAGTAGACAATTTGCATCTATTCAAGATTTGCTTTCAGAAGGTGAGATTGAGGGTTTTGCTACTGCTTCTAAAGAGGGTCTAACTAAAGGAACAGTTGCATATACAAATGCAAGTCTTAAAGATGTTTTTTTAGACAACACACCTGTTTTAGCTAAAACTGCAAGTAATACAAATCCCCAAGAAGGAGATTTCAATTTTTCAAATGTACAATTAACCACAAGATTTGGTTCTTCAAATCAAGCTCATGTTGCTGGTCAAGAACAATCTGTTCAATCTCTTGTAGGTTTTTCTTCTGCTCCATGTACTGTTGCAAATGGTGGTGTGTCAAGATCTTTACCAACAGGAAAAGATGCTGTAAAAATCACAGTTACATTTCCTCAATTACAAAAAACAACTGATAAAGGTGATTTATTAGGTTCTAGTGTTACTTTAAAAATTTCAAGAAAAGAAAATAGTGAAACAACATTTACTGAAAAAATAAGAGATACAATTACTGGACGAACTGGAGATTCTTATTCTAAAGAATATAGAGTTGAATTATCAAATAATTATACCTCTGCTGAAATAAAAATTGAAAGAGTTACTGCTGATCAAGCAACAGGGTCTCGAACAATTGACGCTTTTAATGTTACTTTAATTCAACTTATCATTGACGATAAGCAAACATATCCTGATAGTGCTTATACAAATCTAAGATTAGACTCAGAACAATTCAGCAATATTCCACAAAGATCATTTAGGATTCGTGGAGTAAAAGTTAAAATACCTGCAGAAAATAGCACTTTATCTACAACAGCTACTTATACTCAAGCAGCTTTAGTAGTTACTTTAAATAGTACAAATCATAAATTAAAAACTGGCGATAAAATTATATTTACAAAAACATCAGGAGCAGGCGTTAATGGAACATTTCAAGTAGCAAGTGTTCCAAGTCTTAATAGTTTTACTTTTATTTCAACAACATCTCAAACAGTATCTACATCAAACTGTACTTATAAGTTAAAACCTCATGTTGACTTACAAACAGGAAGAGTTAATTATCCAGAAGGTTTTATTTTTGATGGTACTATGACATCTGCTGAGTGGTGTTCATGTCCTTCTCTAATATTGTTAGACCTTTTAACAACAAAAAGGTATGGCTTTGGCGAACAAATAGCACCTGATCAAAGTACAGATGCAAAAAGATATGAAAATTTAGACTTATTTAGTTTTATCGCAGCTAGTAAATATTCAAATGAATTAGTAAATGACCCATTTGGGGGTAGAGAAGCAAGATTTAGTTGTAATGTAAATATTCAAGGATCAAGAGAAGCTTTTGATTTAATAAATGACTTAGCTGGAGTGATGAGGTGTTTTCCTATATGGTCAGAAGGTTCAATAAATATAACTCAAGATAGACCTACAGATCCAAGTTATTTATTTAGTTTAGCGAATGTTACTGAGGGTGGTTTTACTTATGAGGGTAGTAGTTTAAAGCAAAGACATACCGTAATAAATGTTGCTTATTTTAATATGGATAGTAAAGAGATAGATTATGAGGTTGTAGAAGATACTGCTGCTATTGCTAAGCTAGGAATTTTGAAAAAAGATGTAAAAGCATTCGCTACAACTTCACGAGGCCAAGCTCAGAGACTTGGAAAAGCAATACTTTTCAGCGAGCAACAGGAGTCTGAAGTCATTAGTTTTACTACATCAATAGAAGCTGGATGTATTGTCAGACCAGGTAATGTTATATCAGTTAATGATCCTGTAAGACATGGGTTTAGAAGAAGTGGAAGAATAAAATCTGCAACAAGAGCAGAAATAACTGCAGACAGTACAAGTTCTTTAAGTAACTTTACAGGTTCAAATCAAAGAATAAGTGTAGTTCTACCAAATGGAAGTGTTGAAACAAGAGGAATTTTAGGAATTATCGGAAACGTAATAACTATGGATACATTTTTGTCTGCTGCTCCTAATCCAAATTCAATGTGGCTTGTTCAAAGTGATGCTGTGGGAGAGTCGGCTCAAACATTTAGAGTTATAAGTGTAGAAGAAAAAGATGGTATTAATTTTTCTATATCAGCATTAACTTTTATTAAAGAAAAATATGACAATATTGAAAATAATTTAACTTTACCACCAAGAAATGTATCTTTATTAAATCAACCTGTTAGCCCACCATCAAATGTTCAGGCAACTGAAATAACGGTTGTAATAAATAATCTTGCAGTTCCAAAATTAATTATTTCTTGGGTTACTGTTACAGGTGTCTCACAATATCTAGTTCAATATAGATTTAATAGTACTAACTGGGTAAATGAGATTGTTTTTAGACCTGATTTTGAAATATTTAATACTGAAGCTGGAACATATGAAATTAAAGTTTTTTCATTCAATGCCGCTTTAAAATTATCAGCAACATCTTCTAATGTAACATTTAATGCACTTGGTAAAACTGCACCTCCAAGTGATGTTCAAAATTTAACTATAGAACCAATAAATAATAAATTAATAAGACTTAGATGGGATCAATCAATTGATGCTGATGTAATTCATGGTGGAAAAGTTTTTGTAAGACATTCTAATAAAACAGATGGTTCTGGAACTTTTCAAAACTCTATTGATTTAATAGAAGCACTTGCAGGTAATACTACTGAATCAGTAGTTCCAAGTCTTGACGGAGAATACATTTTAAAATTTCGTGATGATCAAGGTAATTTTTGTTTGGGGGAAACTTCAGTAATTTTAGATCTTCCTGATTTAGTTGATAGTCAACAAATCTTATCTGATAGAGAAGATACAGATTCAACACCTTTTGGAGGAACAAAAACTAATTGTTCAGTAGTTTCTGGAGGATTACAGTTGACAGATCCTTCTGTAAATCCTAATGCAACCTATGATTTTGTATCTACTTTAGATCTTGGTGCTGTATTTTCTCTTGATTTAAAAAGAATTGTTCAAAGTATAGGTTTTGCTTTAGGTGGTCAAACAATTTCAGCAACTTACACTCAATCAGGCACAACAGTAACGATTACTAAAAACAATCATGGAAGATCTGTTGAGAATTATATAGATTTTAATGCAATTACTGGTAATTCAGTTAATGGAATCTTTGAAATTACAACCGTTACTACTAATACATTTACATTTACATCTAGCAGTTCACAAACTATTAGTTCTTCAAATTGCACTTTTGCATTTGTAAATACGATAGATGAATTAATACCTTCAGGAGAATTTTGGGATGATTATGCTCCTAATGGTAATTTTGATGGGCCTGCTGTTAATGATGTTAGTGCTGCTTTAAAAGTAAGAACTACACAAACAGATCCTTCAGCTTCTCCTTCATATAGTCAATTCAACACTTTTGCTAACGGAACATTTAAAGGTCGTGGTTTTCAATTTAGATTAGAATTAAAATCTGAAAATATTAGTCATAATATTTCAATTCAACAACTTGGTATTCTTGCTTCTTTTGAATCAAGGACAGAAAGAAGTTATGTAAGTGGTACAGGAACATCAACAATACCTTTGTCTTCTGGTACAAATTCAAATGGTTTAGATGTAACTTTTGGTAAACCATTTTTTGTCGGAACTTCTAATTTAGGAGGAGCAAATGCTTTTCCACCCTCAATAGGAGTAACAATTCAAAATGCTGCACTCGGAGAATATTTTGTTATTAAAACAGACTCTAATGGAAACTATACAAATGCAGCTGGCTCTAATATCAATGGTTTAGGATTTAATATTAAAATTTTAGATAGTTCTAATAATCCAGTAGATAAAAAATTTACTTTTCAAGCTGTTGGTTATGGTAAAGGGGTGTAGTATGGAGAAAAGTATTTAAGTAATGTCTCAGGTCGGTAATAAAAATATAGATAATGCTTCTGGTCAAGTAGTCAGAATTGATATACAAAATACATTAAAAGCTGTAGCTTCAAATAATTTTGGTGCAAAAGCTAGTGCTGGAGAAATAGAACCTGCTGAATTTGTTGCTGATAACTCAACTACACCAAAAAAACTTCTTATAAGATCAACAAGTGGGGCTTCTGCTGCTGCTAGTGCAACTTTTTTTGAGGTTGGTAACTTAGATGAAGCAAACTTAGGTTTATTGCCAAAGGCAGGTGGCACTATGACAGGCCCACTTTTAGGTGATGATGGGTCGGCTGCTGCATCTCCAGCTTATGCTTTTGATGGAGATGCAGATACAGGAATGTTTCGTTCAGGTGCTAATACAATAGGATTTGCAACCGCAGGAAATACAAGAGCCTTAATAAGTGATGCAGGCTTAGATATTACAAATGGATTACCTTTAAGATTACAAGATAATAGTGGATCTCCTTTTACTGCTTTAAAATCTGCTGCTTCTTTATCTAGTAATTTAACTTTCACATTACCTAGCACTATTGTTAATGGAGGGTTTTTACAAACAGATAATTCAGGTAATTTAAGTTTTTCTCTTGTAGCAGGTGTTCCAACTGGTTCTGTTTTTTGTATGGCGATAGCATCTGTCCCTTCAGGTTATTTAGAATGCAATGGAGCAGCAGTAAGCAGAACAACTTATGCTGCATTATTTACCGTGATTGGGACTCAATATGGAACTGGTGATGGAGCTACTACATTTGGTCTACCTGATTTAAGAGGTGAATTTATAAGAGGTTTTGACAATAATAGAGGTGTGGATAGTGGTAGAAGTATAGGAAGTACACAAACTGCACAAAACCAAGCTCACGACCATGATGCTGATGCAACTGCTGTGTCATCTGTTACTGATCCAGGCCACAAACATACTACTTTGGGTCATGGTACAGATGATGATGGAGGTGGAAGAGTTACTGGTAGTGGAGATGGAGGATCAAGTAATAGTAGTATGAATAATAATTCTACAGGCATATCTGTTGCAACAAGCGTTTCTATTGATATTGACAATGAGGGTGGAGAATCAAGACCTCGTAACGTGGCTATGATGTATATTATTAAAGTTTAACTATGGCTCAATCACCAATAAAAAGAGATTTTAAAATTAAAAGAAGGGCTGATTTTCCATTAAAATTAATTTTTAAAGATTCTAATAATACTAAAGTTAATCTTACAGGTTTTACTGTAGCTGCTGAGGTTTATGATGAGGGTAGAACAAAAAAATTTGCAGATTTTAGTGTTGTTTATACAGACAGAGCCAATGGTACAGTTGATTTAAAACTTGCAGATACAGATACAGTAAATTTTTATTTAGATAAGCTTAGTTATGATGTGAAACTAACAGATCCTAGTGGGGTTCAAATGTATTATTTAGAAGGTACACTATTTATAAATGAAGGTTACACCGTATGAGTTCATCTAATCCTATTTCTATTGTTGAGGTAGTGGTAGCAGGTCCCCAAGGACCTACTGGATCTATCGCAGGTTTAACCTTTGATGTTTCAGGAAAAGTTGACAATTCGGTGCTGTACTATCACGCTGCATCTGATACATTTAAAGCAGACAACACAACAACTAAATTAACACTTGTCGATGGAGGTAATTTCTGATGGCTAATACAATTAGAATAAAAAGATCTACTGGATCATCAAACCCAACCTCTTTAGAAAATGCAGAGATAGCATTCAGAGAGGGCGATGAAGTATTAGTCATTGGTAAAGGGACAGGAGGATCGGGAGGATCTGCGACATCTATTGAGCCTATTGGAGGTAAGGGAGCATTTTTTGATAAGGCAACGGTACAAAATGCTAATAAAGTTTTAGCTGGTCCTGCATCAGGTAGTGATGCTGCACCCGCATTTAGAGTTTTAACAGAGGCAGATATTCCTTCTTTAGCACATACAAAAATTTCAGATTTTGATACTGGTGTTCAAGCTAATAGATTAGATCAGATGGCAGCACCTACTGCTGCTGTTAGTGCTAACAGTCAAAAGATTACAAATTTAGCTACACCTACAAGTTCTGGTGATGCTGCAAGTAAACAATATGTTGACAATGTTAGTCAGGGATTAGATGTTAAAGATTCCGTGAAAGTAGCTTCTACCGCGAATGGAACATTATCTTCTGCTTTTGCTAATGGTCAGACAGTAGATGGTATAACTTTGGCAACGAATGATCGAATATTACTTAAAGACCAGAGTACTCAGACCGAAAATGGTATATACACAGTCAATGCTTCTGGCGCTCCTACAAGGGCAGATGATTTCGCAAATGGAGCTACGGTAGCTGGTGCGTTTGCGTTCGTAGAACAGGGAACTGCTAATGCTGATTCAGGTTTTGTCGTAACTTCAAACAAAGGATCAGATGTCGTAGGTACGAATAATATAGTTTTTGCACAGTTTTCTGGTAGTGGATCTGGAGTATCAGCAGGTGATGGATTAGATAAGTCTGGCTCAGTAATGAGTGTAGATTTAAAAGCCAATGGTGGACTTGTTATTGAGTCAACTGAAATAGCGATTGATCTTGCTGCAAGTTCTATTACAGGAACATTAGGAATAGCAGATGGAGGAACAGGAGCTACATCTGCTTCTGCTGCTAGAACAGCTTTAGGTTTAGTTATTGGGACAAATGTTCAAGCTTTTGACGCACAATTAACTGATATAGCAGCTTTAAGTCCAACGGATAGTAATTTTATTGTTGGTAATGGTTCAAATTTTGTTCTTGAGTCTGGTTCTACTGCAAGAGCAAGTTTAGGACTTGCCATAGGGAGTCAGGTTCAAGCTTATGACGCTGATTTAGATAATTTATCAGGTTGTCAATCAGGCGGTTCTGCTGCTTTAGCTGCCTTAACTGAGGCTGAAATACAAATATTAGATGGAGCAACTGTTACAACTGCTGAACTGAATATACTTGATGGTGTAACTTCAACTGCAACTGAATTAAATATTTTAGATGGAGTGACTTCTACAACTGCTGAATTAAATTTATTAGATGGAGCGACATCTGCAACATCAACCACTTTAGCAGCAGCAGATCGTATCATTGTTAATGACAATGGAACTATGAAACAAGTTGCTTTTACTGACTTAGTAACATTTCTTGAAAATGGTGCTGTTTCTGGTTTAGATATAGATGGCGGTAGCTATTAAGCCATTAAACTATAGGAGCTTTTAAAAATGGCTAATGTCATCAAAAATAAAAGAGGTACAACAAAACCTAGTGCATCTGATTTAGTTGTTGGAGAAATAGCAGTTAAAACAGATGACGCAAAATTATATATTGAAAATGATTCTGGATATGTTTTTGAAGTAGGTGAAACACTTGGTACTTATAGTAGTACAACGATTACATATACAGTTACAGTCGCAACAAAAACAGCAGCTCATAGATATTACGGAACTGGATCTACACAAGGATATTTAATAAATGGTATTTTTTCTCCATTTTTATCTTTAGTGCCAGGTAATACCTATAAATTTGATCAGTCAGATAGTAGTAATAGTGGACATCCTTTTCGTTTTTATCTTGAAGCTGATAAAACTACAGCTTATACAACAAATGTAACTACTAACGGAACAGCAGGTTCTAGTGGTGCTTATACGCAAATTGTCGTAACAGATTCAACACCAATTATCTTGCATTACCAATGCTCTGCTCATGGTTATATGGGAAATAGTGTCGCATCTAATAGTAATGCAATATTAACAGCAACAACTCAATCTACAAGTGATAATTCTACAAAAATTGCTACAACAGCTTTTACTCAGTCCGCAATAGGTAACGCAACCATATCAGGTTCACAAATTTCAACAAATGCTATAACCACAGCCAAAATAGCTGACTCAACTGGATCATCTGATGGGATAACAACAGCCAAAATAGCCGATGATGCAGTCACTTATGCCAAAATCCAGAATGTATCCGCTACTGACAGATTATTAGGTAGAGATTCATCTGGTGCAGGTGTTGTAGAAGAGATAGCTCCAAGTGCAGTAAGAACAATGCTTGGACTTGCTGCTTCTGCAACCACAGATACAACTAATGCAGCTAATATTTCATCTGGAACTATACCTACAGCTAGGTTAGGATCAGGAACAGCTAGTTCGTCTACATTTTTAAGAGGAGATTCAACATTTCAGACAATAAATACTGACTTAGTAAATGACACATCGCCACAGCTAGGCGGTCTTTTAGACACAAATGGTTCAAATATTAAATTTGCTGATAGTTCTGGTGCAACAGTTAATAGAGCAGTATTCGGAACTGGTGATGATTTACAAATTTATCATTCTGGGAATAATAATGTTATAGATTCAAACAATAGTTGGTTAAATATAACCTCAGATGGAGGTGTAGCGATAAGGCATGAAGTTCAAGCTGATGGATCAGATGGCGAAAATATGGCGATGTTCCACCCTGATGGAGCAGTAGAGCTATATTACGACAATTCTAAAAAGCTGGAAACAGTAACAGGGGGCGTTAATATTACAGGTGCTTTAGTAGCATCAGGTGATGTAACTGCATTTTCTGATTTAAGATTAAAAACTGATATTCATACAATTAAAGATGCTTTAGATATTGTTAGCAATTTAAGAGGTGTTGCTTATAAATGGCTTAATAATGGCAAAAGTAGTATTGGTGTTATTGCACAAGAAGTTGAACAAGTTATACCTGAGATAGTAACAACTAATAAAGACTTGATATTTGATGGAGCTAAAGACGTTAAATCAATTGATTATGGAAAAATTGTAAGTGTTCTTATAAATGCAGTAAATGAATTGAAAGCAGAATTAGATGAAATGAAAGGAGTTTTATAATGCCTTGCCCTGCTAGTGGAACTATTAAGATACAAGACATAGTAGATGAGTTTGGAGGTTCAGCACCACATTCATTATCAGAATATTATAGAAACGGTGGTGAAATACCAGGAAATAATACAAATGTTCCTGAGTCTGGACAAATATCATTAACTGATTTTTATAGTGCAGTTAATGAAATACAGCATACTCATAGTGATGGAGATACTCATGCTAATTATTCGACAATTTTTGGCAGCAATTATGCTTCAGCAGTTCCGAAAAGAGTTATTGTCCCTAGTGGAGTAACAGTTGGAGGCACAACAACACACGCTATGCTTTTACCTTCTGGTATGGGCGGCACAATAGTTTTTGATATTACTGGAAATGTACATGGATATGCAGGTTCAGCTAATGGAGGTAATGGTGGAAATGCTATTCATTGTGTACAAACAAGTAATGTAACGATAAATATAAATTCTGGAGGGGCTGTAAAAGCTGGAGGTGGAGGTGGTGGACAAGGTGGATCGGGAGGAACAGGAGGAGCTGGAGGAACAGGAGGAGCTGGAGGTAACAGTAGAAGTGCTTATAATTCTGCTATCGCAGGTTTAGGTAGATACAATAATTATTATGGTGTGCCTGGTACAGGATGTTGTGAGTATGCAGACCTAAGTTATTTTCCTACAATTCCAGCTAGTTGTTGTACTTGTAGTAACTCGCCTGCTGCTTCTAATTTTGGATATATTGGTAATACTTTTTGTGCGTTTCAAGGTAATAATACTTGCACTTATTTCGCACGTTGTTATTCTTACAACTATACAAATGGTGGAGCTGGAGGTTCAGGAGGTTCAGGAGGTTCAGGGGGTTCGGGTGGTTCGGGTGGAATAGGTCAAGGTTACAATCAATCTGCGGCTTCTGGGTCGGCAGGTTCTAGTGGATCGGCAGGTTCTTCTGGATCTTCTGGATCAAGTTCTTCAGCAGGTAATGGTGGTACAGGCGGTAGCGGAGGTCAAGGAGGGACTGGTGGAACTGGTGGAACTGGAGGGTCGTTTGGCTCATCAGGAAATCAAGGGGCTACAGGTAATCAGGGAGCTACAGGTAATACAGGGAGTAGTGGTAGTAATGGTAACTACCAAAATGGAGCAAGCGGTAACGCAGGGTCTTCTGGATCAGCAGGTTCATCTGGTGCAGCAGGTGGACAAGCAGGCTATTATATATTTAACAGATCATCAATCACTTTAAACAATTCAGGCACCGTAGCAGGTCAGTAATTTATGGCAGAACCAAAAGCAACAATAAAAGAAATTACAGCAAATTCAATAGCAGTTGAATTTGAAGATGGGTCAGTAGCTTTAGTTCCTACTAATAAAAATCAAACAAAAGAAGATTTGATAGCTACAATTTTTCAATTTTATAATCCTATAAAAGCGTGGGATAAAGTTGAAGATATACCTCTTAGTGAGGGAGAGGAAATTCAACGAGCTGTTACAGAAACAGATAATACAGAGCTTGACTATAGGGCAGCAAGAAGAGCCTTATATCCTAGTTTTGGAGATCAATTTGATGCACAGTATTGGGCAGATCTTGGTGATGATACAGAGTTAAAAAATATTCGTGCAAAAATAAAATTAGTTAAAGATACAGTTACAAAAGATAAAACTTATAAACAAAGTGAAATAAATGAGCTTTTGAAACAATAATAAATGGGTTTACCTCAATTTTTGTACAATCCATTTACTGATGAATCTCCTTTATATAGAACTTCAGAAGTATTTGAAAAAGTATCAGCAAATACTTTGCAATTAGTAATGTTCAAAGATATTCATTTTGGTACACAATATAAACAAGAAGAATTTGCACCTATTTCTAAAAATAGAATTTTAGGAGCAGATATTAGATACCCTCCTATAATTTATAAAGCAACAAAAGAAAAATATAAACCAAAATATTGTGTTTATGATGGAAGACATAGATTACATAGACTGCAACAAGAGGGTAAAACTTCAACTGTTTGTTTTATCTTAAAACCTACTATTTTTGAGAAAATAAGATCAATTCCTAACCCTTATTATCAAGGTAATTTATGTATTGGTTGTGGTGAATGAAAAGTGTAAAAGTAATTGATGAATTTTTGCCAAGAGAAATTTTTATACCTCATGCAAATGGTTTGATGCAACAATCTATTTATGCACCTATTAATTTTACTATTGATACAGAAAAAGAAAGAGATGGGTCAATAGTTAATTTTGGCGAATTATTATATCCAGAAGCTCCAAAATTTAATTTTCAATTCCAAGCTGTTTTATATAGGCATAGAAATGATAAAGCAGTAATATCTGATGTTTGGTTTGATTTAAAACTTTTTTTTGATGAATTAAAAAAGAAATTACAGATTAATCAACTTAAAGTTGCAAGAATAAATTGTAATACTGTTGCTGATAAACAATATGAGGGAGAATATCATACAGATTACGACATATCAATACAACAAGATATGCCATTTTTCTTTACTGCAATTTTATATTTTAACTCTAACAATGGTGGTACACGTTTTGAAAATGGTCAATTTGTACAAAGTAAAGCCAATAGATGTGTTATTTTTCCTACTGAAATGAAACATTGCACAGTATGGCAGACAGATGCCAAAATGAGATTTGTATTAAATCTAAATTATTTTGTTGATAATTTTGATGATTAATTAAAATAAAAATAAAACTATGATTAATTCACTTGATTTATTAATTAAACAATACGAAAAGCAACTATTAGAAGTTCAAAAACAAAAAGAAGAAGCTAAACGAGCATATGATATTGCTTGTAAAAATGAAGACAGGTATCAAGGTGCAATTATAGGAGTAAAAGATGCACAGGCACAATTATTATCTACAAAATCACAGGAAGAAGAATTAAAACCTTCTGATGCAAAGAAAGCAAAAAATTAACGCTTAGATTCCTGCATCTGCCTTGTCATTAAACTCATAGTGACGTAAAGAGGGCTGATTGCTACTATAAGAAGCAGAACCACTAAACTCATCATTGAGCAAGCTCGTATTATCTGGTATTTTATCATGTTTCAAAAGATAGCTAATGTTTTAAGTATTGTCTCTTTTGTTATGGTCACATCTATTTTAGGTGGTGGCTACTTCGGTTATAAGTATGTAACATCTGAGCAATTTAAAGCAAAGATAATGAATCAAGTATTAGGTGAAGTAAAAGGTTTATTGCCTAATGTGATGGATAAAGCACTTCCAAAAACAACAGGGGAATCAATAGCTATACCTAAAAAACTTGGACTATAATTGGAAATACCAGAAATAATTATTCCAGAAGTAAGTATTCCAAATATTCATATTCCATATACTTTCTCACCTAGTTATGAACACTCAAATATTGAGGTAATAGGTTGTAAATATTATCACAGAGATACAAAAAATACAGGTAATAGAAACTTGCTTATAGATGATCCTAGAGGAGTTGTTTCAGATTGTCCTTTTCCTAGTTTTATTCCTCTTCAGTATGTCCCAGATCAGCTAATAATTGTTGAAGAAGTTGCACCAGTAAATAAAGAACCTGATAAATTACCAGAAGGAAAACCACCTAAAGCTGAAATACCAAAAGAAGAAAAAAAAGAAGATGATTATAAACCTTGTCCTGATAAGAATGATCGCAGAATTGGTGAATATACTTCAGAAGCTCGCATTGAGCGTATAAAATCATATAAAAGAGGTTCTGATGGCGAATGTATCACCGAATACGAATCAGTTACGTTTGTTGATTCCTTTCTTCCTTCTCCTAGTGCTGCTCTTAACGTGGCTACAATTAGCCTTATCGCTGCGACATCTCCTCTTATACTCAATGCTATAAAGCCATTGGTTAAAAATTTAGTAAAAAAATTAACTAAGCAAAAAGAAAAAAAGTAAAATAATTTAGGGCAAGAAAAACATGGTTCGTTGACTTGCCCATTATTTTGTCTTGATTTCGTGCGTATGTGGTATAACTTGATTTGGTGGTACTGTTACTTTTATCCCTTCACAAATCTCTGCATATTTTCCAGTAAAGGTTACTCCTAGTTTCGCTTGCTTTGCACAGACCTCTAAACGAAAGAGTGCCATCTCCAATGCCTGTTTCTGGTATAGCAATTCTTGGTTTTTAATATTTACTTCTGTAGCCTTAAGACATAAATCAGGTGCTTTACCTAAAGGAATACTGATCTGTGCTGAGATCCCATAGTTCAAGTTATAATTATCTTTTTCAAATCTTGGTGTCTCCTGTACATACTTAATCGCTCCAGTATCTTCATCGTAAATATTTTGTCTAGTTACAGTTTCTTTTGGTCTATTAAATGACCACGCATCTGTCACATAAGGAGTAATCGTTAGACTTGGAGAAGAACAGACAATACCTTGTGACATCCTAAATTGTGGAGTGCTTTGCGGAGCAATCATAGTCGCATTATTATTTACTGTTCCTTGTGCATTAGAGCTAGGACTTGCAACCGTAGTATTAGCCAAAACCTTTGTAGGGCAAAGGATTAGAGCTATTGCCCAAATGTAGTTTCTACGGTTGTTGTGGTGGTTGTATTTATAGTGCGATTTATTTGGGTAATGGTGTCGATGCCTGGTGTCATTACTGTCTCTACCAAACTGAATGGCTGAGACTCGTTTACGATCTTCCATCTAGGCATACCCTCCAAGGTAGGACTTGTATAAGAAAAATTAATTCCATTTACTGTTTGTGTAGCTTCTGCTGTTGGTATTGCATTAATATATCCATTTACATCAGCACTTTCAATGTTAGTGCCACTAACACCAACTGAATACCCTGTCCTATACTGATAGCTCGTAATAGATTCCGTTATGACTGATTGAGAAGTGCTGTTTGTCGAGGAACTACCTGTCCTGAAGGTTGGGACGACAGGATTTGCAAGGGTTTTGACAGGAAATAATATAAAAAATAGCAGCCAAAATTTAATCAATCTATGGTTATTTGAACAGTAGTAGATCCAATGCAACTAGAACCTGATCCAAATGCACCGCTACAAGTATGGACTCCTGATGATAAAGAAGTCATTGCTCCGCTACCTAATGTTCCTCCAGAACCTATGGTTGTAGCTCCCGATAGATGAGGTAGTGCTGCTATTCCTGATGATGGTGTAACTGCTGATGGTGTTGCGTCACCCATAGTTACAGATTCAGTTAAAGAAAAAGCTGACCCTGCTGTTGCTACTGCCTTATCAGTTTGTATAAGAGCAGGTACACCTGCGGTTAAACTGCCTACATTCAATCCTCCGATGGCATTAGAGGTGGTTGATCCCCCAGATGTCACTGATGGAGTGATATTTGACCCGCTAAGACTGTACGTAGTTCCCAATTTCTGAGTCGTTACAAATGGCATATCTACTGAAATTTGGGCTGATGTCACGAATTTCTGCTGGATGTCGGCATAGCTAGGACTTGCAACTAATAGCAATAATGGAAGTAGTTTTTTCATTTCTTAATCTCCTTAATTACTTCTGGTTTACTTGTAATTAGTTCTATTGGCTGTCTTATTATTATAGTCTGTTGTCCACTAGCGTTTGTATTGTATGCTGCGGACGCTTCATCTTCTTTCTTTTTTTTCTTTGCTCCACTAGCAGCACCAACAGAAACACCCCATCCCGCAAGGATATTGCCCAAGAGACCTGCAGCAAAAGTCGAATCCACACGCGGCTGGTCTGGAATATCAAGACCAAATAACTTATTAGGTAATTTTATATAGCCTAAAGATAAAACTATTAAACACCAAGCAAGTATAGCTCCTTGTGCTGTAGTGCTTACTAAAAACATAATTTTCTCCTGATAGTCAGGCTTGTCATCGTCTATTTGTTTATTCTTTTGTTGTGATTCTTTTTGAGTTTCTGTTGTCATAGGCTTTTTCTGTCATAATAGACATATATAGAGGACTCGTAAAGTGGTAGAGGTTATTGCAGCATTAGGT